GTAAAGATCATCTTCACTTAATCCTGGTCCATAATATAAATTGGTATCTACCGTATCCGTAGATGTAATTTGATTGACTTGTCTTACTTTTTCTTGATAATATGCATTGTCATCAGAAAGAATTACTTCATCTCCAACTTTAATTGTCTCTAGAATATCTATAGAAGCAATATCAACAGCAGAATTTCCTTTATAAAGTATAATCTTACAATTGGTTCCTGTTATGGGAGGTTCTGGGAATGAAATTATACTTCCCCCGCCAAATTGATATCCATTTCCTGGTACTTGAAGTACATCATTTACAAAAACAAGAATTACTGATTGAACATCAATAACTGAACCTTTTTTAGCTCTGATTGTTGTTTGTGCTCCATTAATCTTTAATGGGAATGTTTTTCTGTTGCCATCAAATAAAGTTTCAATAGAATCAATAACTTCCAAATCTCCAACCGACCATCCAGCAAAACTATCAGAATATGTTTTATCTACAAATATTTGGAATTCTTTAAAACTTGCACTAGATGTTGTTGGAATTCCTGAAGTTCCACCAATATCTATGGTCAAAATTTCTCCTTGACCATAACCAATTCCAGTATTTTTAAATTCAAAATTAATTACACTTGATCCTTGACCAACAACTATGTCAACAGTTGCCTCTGTACCAACTCCACTTATTGAAGAAGAACTGTATATCAAAGGTAGATTTGAATATGATAATGGGTCATCAAATATTACAATTGGTGGATCTGATATTGTATAACCAATACCTGGATTTGTTATTGCAACACTAACAATACTTCCCCGATTTGTTGTCGCAATACCAACAGAGGCTACACCAACAAATGTAATATTTGGAGTTCCAAGACTTGTAGTTGCGACTCCAACTCTAATATTGGTTTGGATTGCTGATCTATATCCACTTCCGGCATTTTGTATTTGGATTGAAGAAATTGTTCCAGAAATAGATACAACTGCAGTACCACCAGCAGCAACTAAAGGTTGGTATCCAAATCCGTTAGTTGATCCGACAGATGTAATAATTTTGCCACGAGGAATAGTAGCAGTATTTGGATCATATGAAACAGAAGTTGCTGAACCCGTAAACGTTATGCTAGTGATTCCCGATGTTTGCGATAAACTATAGTTACCAACAATTGGTACGGATCCAGTATTTCTTGAAGGTGATTGGAAAATATTGTTTATTAATATAATAGCATTACTTGTAGAAACTCCGGTTATATTATTTCCCAATTTTTTCAATGAAAAAGTTTTATCAATCGCATTAAAATTGTTGGATATATCATCAAAAATGTAATTATTATAATATGGTTCATCACTTGTTGCCGGAGTTGCAGATTTTATAAAAACTCTACCAGCAAATGTTGATGAAGTTTCGAGTCCAACATAATCTTGTTCATCATAACGAGTTGATGTATTTAAGAATGGAACTCTTCCGTAAGGAGCATCACTAAAATTGATTACATTATTGTTAATAAAATAACTTCCTTGAACTTTTGTCACTAATGCGCCAGATGAGTGACTTGCAATACCTGTACCCAGCCATCCTCTTCTAACTAACACTACATTAGTGGATCCAAATCCAACTGCCGTAAGTCTCATTATTTCATTATCAATTTTAACCACATCTCCTCCAAAGAATGATGTAATTCCTGCAAATTTTCCAGATGGTGAAATTAAACTAAAACTATCAGCAAGTTGTGTTGTTACTGATGTTGCAACAACTGGGCTTTGGATCATATTATCAATTGAAATTAGACATTTATTATTTTGATTTTTTGCCCTAAGAACGTGTGAGGTTCCTATACCAACACTTGATAAAGTAAGAACTTGAGGCGGTACATTCAATGCTTGTGCTACTGATGCAGCAAACCTCATATCAAGTTCATTTAATTTAACAGCATAAACTGTTGATGGAAGTTTATCCGTGGTTCCAATGCCAGCAATAGTTGTTGTAGCAATTCCAACAGCATTTGTTGAGTCTGGGCCAGTATACGTATATGAAAGTTCCTCACCAGTTACAAAGAAATTTTCTGGTATTCTAACTTTGTTTGTCGATATATTTACAATATTTGAATCATTGCCAAGAAAATATCTTTCAAAAATTGATCTTTGTTTATATGTTAAATTAAATGCCTTTCTAACATCAATATCAGTTCCTTCATATAGTCCACCTCCAGCACTAATTGAAGCATTATTTAATGAAATTTCTGATGGTAGAGTAAAATTGTGAGTAATATCTAATGAATGTTGATATACAGTTACTTGAACATCAATATTTGCAACTTGAGTAAATTTAAGTGCTCCACTAGAAGTGTCGGTAGAAAATGTTCCAAGTGAAGAATGAGTTTCCAAGTTTCCATATTCTGTCAGATATGTATTTGTTCCATCTGTTACAGATACAAGTTCAGAAATTTGATATCTTTGATTTGTTTTATCTTGAACAACAGCAATATAATATGCACAAACATTGTCTCCAGAATATTGAGATACCAATGTTGCAGATGGAGAAGCGGATGTTGCAATTGATACTACATTAGAAGATATAGTTGTATTAAAAATTGTAGTTGATCCAGTTCCAATTGCTGAAGTATCTCCTATAGATACTCTTAAAGTATTAACTGTATAATTGGTTGATAATCCTGCAAATGGGGTTAAATTAATATTTAAATTTGATCCCACTATAGAGGCACTATAAGATCCAATTCCAATAGATGATTGTGCTGAAGAAGATCCTGAAGTTAGTTGTCCATATTCAATTAGTTCTACGGATGATCCATTGTGAATTGCAGTTAACTCATCAGCCTCATAATATGAACCATCAGTAGCAGAAAATAGAACTAAAATTTTAGAAGCTCTGTATGTTGAAGCAATTCCAACAATTGTTGTTGACGTTGATGTTCCAGAAGGTATAGTTACATTTGAAGATTCTATTCTTACAGAATTTCCAAGAGAAGTGCTACCAATTCCAGAAAGTGTCTCGTATATATCATATGAAGATGTTGTAACATCGTAATTATTCAATGCAGTCAAATTTGGGTAGAACAATAATTGTCCTGTAGTACCACCTATACTAAAATCAAATGATCCCAAATCAACATCACTTTCAACTCTTGCATATTGATTTAAATAACCAACATTACTATCATTAAGAAGTGAAACTAATGAAACTTGTCTTTTATTTGTGGCAAATGTATCTAAAATAAAAGTTATATATTTTTTATAATTTTGTGTGACATTAAATGAATCTACAACACTAAATTTTGTTGGTCTTGAGTTACTATTAAATGATGGACTCAAATCATCAATAACAAGAACTCTATTTCCTACAGATTCTAGATAATCTTGTATTACTGTAGAATTAAAAGTTATTTGGCTTGAAGCAGATCTTCCTTCGATATTGATATTATTTTCAGTAACCAAATCAAAATCATTTACACAGTTTAAATCAATTACCGAATCTAAACCAGAAATAGCAACTAAGTCATTTTCTATTACAGTTATTCCAATACCAGATTGGATATTAGTTTCAATTACTAAATCACTAAATCTCTTAAAACCAACACTATGATTTAAATCACTAACTGCAGTATCCCAGGTGTCTTGAGGAACTTGTGATTTTAATGAATATGAAAAATACTGGTAATAATCACTATCTTGTATTTTTTGCAAACTACTATCCAAGAATCCTGTTTCTACTTGCCACCCTTTTTTAACTACTGAAGTAGCAGCCACATCATAATAGGAATCAAATGCTATTATTGACTCAATAATTCCACTGTTTCCAGAAGATTGTGAACGTATAACTTCACCTTCAATAAAATCTGAATTGGTTGAAACTTTTAAATATGAATTATCTTCATCCCATAATTGAACAAAACCGGATGTTGAATTTGAAGTAACAATTTCTCCTTGATAAAAAGTATTCTTTTTAAGAATAGAATTAAAAGTTGGGAAATCTTTTTCTGCAATTATTCTACCTGCGGAATTTACTATATCATAAGTTCCAGGAATTTCTCCATTATTAAGATAATTTGTAAGATTGTATGATACTGTTGCTCCAATCCCACCAATATTTGGATCAATATTTACAATTGTAAATAATGCATAATCATAATTTTTCGAATTATATCCTTTTGCTGTAGATCCAATTCCAACGCTGATACCTTCGATTAAAATTTTGTCTCCAATTACAAATGGAAACCTAGCAATATCACTATAACTAGATGCTAAAGACACAACTACATCTTTTGAGGATGATATAAATCTAATAGTGCTAATTCCCGCACCATTAATGTTATTTGTTGGAATAATTCTTGGAGAAGTATCTGAAATTCCTTGAGTATTTTTGAGTATTTTTACAAAAGGATTGCCCAATTCATATTCTAAATCAACATCTTCAACTATTTTTCCAGTTACTCCATCAAATACAACTAAAGATGGTGCAATTGTATAATTTTTTCCAACAGAAGAAACTCCAATTGAATCAAAAGAAAATAAAGATTGAATTTTTAAAACATCAGGAAGTTTGGCAGTAGGTCTCATGCTCAAGTCACAAGAATATTCAAATCCAATATCAATAATATTAACATTACTAACAGATCCAATTCCAACACTAGATGGAACTAATATTGCACCATTTCCATAGTCGGATATAATATTTGAAACTATAGGAAGTTTTTTATAATTTGAACCTTTTGATTTAATTGAAACTGATTTAATTGCTCCAAAGGATGTACTAGAATTTGTAGAATATTCTAAAATACCACTTTCAACAGTATACTCAGAATTTTCTGGATTTGTTGCCACACTATAACTAAATTCTGTGGATGTTATAGAATTTATTTTTTGATTTCCAGTATAAACACTATCAAGTAATCTTATTTGATTGTTATTGATAACTTCAGTATCAATATCTATTTTTGTTTTAATATCATAATTGATAGATAAATTAATTGGATCTAGTTTATAGTATAAAGTTGGAGATACAAAATCATTAAGTTTTAATATAACTGTAGCATTAGCATCAATACCGGTTTCTCCATTTCTAACTACTTCAAATGCATTTGAATTTTCCGTAGATGTAAATTTATTTGTAAATTGAGAATCTGTGTAAAAATTAAGTTGAAAAGCTGAATATCTAACTGAATTTCTAACAAATGAAAGTGAAGAATCTGAAACATCAAAAACTAAATTATTGTTTTTAGTTACTTTTACGACTGGGTTTATTGGTAAAATTGTACCAAATGATGCTGTAGCAATTCCAACAACATTTGGATTTTGTTTCGTAGCATCATAATATGTTTCAGACAGTTTTATTTTATTATCATCCAAAACAATTGCATAATAAATTTGTTCATCCACCAAACCAAGGGATGGTGCTGTTGATGTGTGAATTACTTTTTGTCCATTTGAATATCCATGATTTGCAATTGTAATAGTATCATTATCAAGATCAACATCTCCAGAAACAAATGATCTTGAATCTAATATTAATTTTCTATTATAATCATCATAAGTAACTACAACAGTTGTTGTTATTCCTGGTTTAACTGATACAATTACATTATCATTAGTCAATAGTCCATGAGTTGATGCAGTAGAAACTGTAACTAAATTTCTACTTACACTTCCAACTAAAGTATTCTGATAATTTGTTTTAAAACTATGAGTATTTCCTACACCAACGTTTACAAAATACAGTAAAGATTGTGATGACAAAGTACTTCCAATACCTACAAATGACCCAGTAGATCCAAGGCCCACTTTAATTGTAGAAATGCCAATTAAATCCTCGGATATTTTTGCAACATAAACAATGCTATTATTTGGGAGATATGATGTTGAGATTCCATTTGTAGATACACCTATCGAAGAACCTCCATTAAAAGAATAATTTAATTGAGTACCTGTTGTTAATTTGTGATTTGGTAAATAAACTGATCTTGTGGGAATATTAATTTGAGTATTTCCAACACCAGGACTTGCAAATGAAAGTGTATACCCAATTCCAGGACCAGAAGTAGTACCTAATCCAACTGCTTCAGATGGATTAAAATAAAACTCCGAATTTAAATCAAATTGATATGATGTTGAAATTCCAAAGGTAAGTTGCAATTTTCTAGTTATTTCAGTTAATGCTGCTCCAACAGAATATGTTGTTAATCCAGCAGCTAAATTTAAATTGCGAAGAACTCTTACTCTTGATGCTGCAGTATCAATATTTAAAATTTTAATTCTTTCTGCACCAATTTCGTAAATATCATTTTCTTTAATATTGGGATATGAAAGATTTCCTTGAACCTTAAAATAAGTAACATCCCCAGTTGATCCTGTTGTACCAACACCAGCAACTAAAGTAAGTTCATTCGATGTTACTTTTATGTTACCAGTTTTTTGACTATCAAATTGTGAATTAAAAGTTACAATATCATTATTTAAAAATGTATGAGGTTGGGTTGCAAATCCAATAAAGTATCCTTGAGGACCATTTGGAACAAACTCGACATCATATAAAGTAGAACTAGCGACACTAATATTAGATATTGTTTTACCTTCAACATAGGAAACATTTGCAATTGCACCTGTACCACTAGTATTTCTATTATTAAATACTAAACTATCATTTGGTTGATAATGATCCCCAGATGCAACTACCTCAATAGCATCAATTTTCCCACGAGTTGCATTTTTAATTATTGAATTTTGTTTTTGAATTTTATTTGGTTCTACAATATAATCATAATAGCTTCTATTATTAACAAAATTGTACGATGTAGTATTTCTAAACCATCCGGTCTTATTAATATCAATATCATTCTGATTTGATGATTGTAAAAAATTAAATTCAATTGGTTTTGATTTATAATTATTCCCAATTATATAAGGAAAAACTGGTCTCCTATAAAATTTAAATGCACCTACAGAATCAATATTATTTGGATCGATTGTACAAAAATATGCATAAACACCATTTGGATATTCGGGAGTAATACAAAATCTCCCATTATATTCATCTAAATCTCCCGAATTTGTAAATTTATAATCTTCAACAAAAAATCCAGGTGGATATGTTGAAAGATCTGGTCTATTTGCATCTAAAGACAATTCATATCCAGAAGCCATACATTTGACAACGCCACCGTTTGGTGAGGCATAACCGTATGGTCCATATATTGGATTTCCATCATATGCCCATCCAATAATTGGTGAGTGACCTAACGATGTAATTTCTGCCCCGTTTAGGGTTTGTAAATCGGATTGGAATACTTTTATCCCATCAACAAATCTTGTTGCCAATACAAATTGTCTCAATAATCTTGGTGCATAAGCATGGCAATATTGTAAAGCATCATTTGTAGTTGTTGATTTTGCAATAAATCCATCATCGTCAGTAATTTTACCACCCAATCTTGTTTTTTCAACTAAATTGATTCTCCAAGATTTAATTTTTGCTTCAAAATTTGCTCCAGATCCTGCAGATTCAACTACAATAGTTGTATTTGCAGCATAACCATTTCCGGTAGAAAGAACTTTAACTTCTGATAATGCACCTCCAACAATTATTGGAATTAGGACAGCACCCGTTCCAGATCCAATAATAATTAAATTTGGAATACTATTATATCCAGAACCTCCACTTGTAACTATAACATCAACAATTTTTCCATTTTGAATAATTGGAGAACAAACTGCACCAGAACCTGATGATAATACAAATAATGGTTGTCTATTTGAATTAGTGATATCTGAAGAACCATAATCGGATCCCCCATTTTGAATCGAAATAGAATCAATTTCACCTCTAAAAATTGGTTGTAGTATAGCTCTAAAATTTTGTCCAGATAGAGTTGATACTCCTATTCTATCTTGAATAACAAGTGATGGTTGTGGATAATTGAATATATGATCTCCACTTCCACCAGAAGTAAAATTGATATATTGGTTTGTATCATAATAAAAACTTTGTAATCCAGTTTCTATTCCTACTGCACCAGTAGCAAGTTGTGACAATCTAAATGAATTATCAGATACTTTTGTAACATAATAAGTTGATGTTGAAAGCCCACCAACAGATGTTCCGGTAGTTTCATATGTTACAAGTTCTCCACTAGAAAATCCGTGGTTTAAAAATTCAATTGTATTTGCTGAAGTATTAATACCACTTGAAGTTGTTACAATTTTTCTATTCCTATATTCAGATCCCGTATCTACTATATTGATATATCCAATTTTTTTCTTTTTATTTGTTGAGAGGAAAGTCTGAGTTCCAGTTCCATAGGAACCCAAACTAATCGTATTAATGCCTACAGAAGCATCATCTATTGTTTTATGAAGTGTTACAGTGTATCCATCTTGCACCGAAACATAATAAGATGATCCTGTAGTTAATCCAGAAATTGGAGTTTGTAATAACGGGTCATATATAACTTTTTCTACATCTCTAAATTTATGATAACTTGAGAATGCAATAGTATTATTAGTCAAATCAACTGAGAGTGCAGTAGCATTAAATTCTGGAGAGTGAATAAATTCTATTAATTTTGCGTCTACTTTTGCTCCAGTACCATTTCCTCCTACTATAGAAATAGTAGGAGTTTCAAGATAATCAAATCCACCATCAATAATATCAACTCTTTCTATTCCACCAACTACTGAGCAATTTGCAACAGCACCAGATCCAGAAGAATCTAGTATTGTTAAAATTGGAGGATTGATGATATCATAATTACTACCACCAGACCTAGAATAAATTTCCTGTATTTCTCCATAAAATACTAAGTCATCGGATTTGTAATTTAAAACCTCAATACCATTAACAAAAATGCCAGTCTTTCCAGAATTAGTTGAATAAATTATAGAATTATTCTCTGGTGGACTTAATTTTCTAATTACTCTTTCACTTCCAACCAATTTATTGCTAAAGTCCGATTTAACATAATTAAATAAGGTAAATTTATTATTAGTTACAGTTCCAGAAATTGAAATATAAGTATCGCTATAAAGATTTTGTCTGCTTCTAGCAAGACTTATAATTTGATCACTAATTCTTTTGACAAAATAAATGCCCTTTCCCAAATCAAGTCTATTTGTATCACTTTCTGGATTATATACAATTGAATCTCCACTATACAATCCATGAGTACCAATATTTAATTGAATTCCATCATAGGTTCCGGAAAAAGTTATAGTTCCATCATTAATTTCTAAAGGTTGTTGACCATAATATGGTAAAGAATTTGATGCAACATAGAGAGAATCTTTTAAATCTGTGTATATATTTTGAACATTAGATGTATATTTTGATAGTCCTGGATATTGTGAATTTACTTTAGAAACTGCTTTGATGACAGTATAAAAAAGTAATGGATCTAGTGGCCCTTGACCTCTAATAATGAACGTTTTGCGATTGCTAAAAGAAAGGACCTTACTTTCAGAAGCTTGAACAATATCTTCAGTAACTACGCTAAAAGCATATTCTTGATCTAATGCTGAGATAATGGAAATAAGATCTCCATTAGTAAAATTATGATTATCATACAAATAAATTCTATATGTAAAATCTGAAACATCCAAAAGTTCAATCTTTTCTACATCATATCTTGCAGGAATATTTAAAAACCAACTATTTGATTTAAAATCAGTTAAATATGCACCTAGAGTTTTTATTTGAATAATATCTCCGTCTTCATAATATCTATTTTTAGTTGGAAATACTATATCAGAAAGTACTCCAGTAATTCTTACCTTAATTATTTCATCAGTATTATTTGATGCATATGCATAGGCAAAAGTATTATATCTAACTTCTTGATTTATTTTAATATCAGAAGTTATTCCTGTACATCCCAAAAATTGGTTTATGGTTTTATCAGAATAAAAAATTGAAAGAGAAACTTCATCTGATAATTTTACAAGCAATTCGCCCGATGGAGGAAATCCTACTGTTGTATCAACTTCTAAAGTATCTGCTTCAGATAATGCTTGAATGGTTAAATTAGTTTTTGGATGAATTGAAAAGGCACCTAAAACTGTACCTGTAACATTAATGTCTTTATCATAATCATAATCTAAACTAATAGTATAATACTCCTTAGTTGCTCTTACGATTTTTGATACTGATGTTATTGTTCCACGGGCAAGAGGAAAAAATTCAGAATCAACGCCTTGATATAAAGTTTTTCCTTCTAATAATAAAGGATTTCCTGAGAGTACTTCTACAACAAGATCTTTTGCAATTCTGTACTGTGCATTTGAAGGTTCGATTAAAAAATCTCTTGGCTTTATAACTTCAACATTTTGCCCAAACAATGCGTTGAATAAAATTTTGAATGAGGAATCAGTACCTTTAGATGAATAAAAATCTATTGATTGTTTAATAAACAAAGATTCATTTAATTCCGAGTATAATTCTCTTCCATCAAATCCTGGTGTAATTTGAGTTTTTACTTTACTTAAAAATTCTTTTAAGAAAAGAATGCTCAAGTTTTTAACTTCTACACCAGAAAGATGATCTGCAGAAGAAGATTCTGAAAATATTAATTGATCAGTAATTGTTGGATTTTGGTAAGATGTAACTCCATTAAATCCACGAACACAACCATAAAAATTAGTACCATCTTTATTCGTATATGTAATAATTTCATTATCAATTAAAAGCAATCCATAAGAATCTGGAAATCCACTTGTGGAAGATACTGGGATTGTAGAATCTGCAAAAGATATATCAGAAGAAAGATTTGTTAATTCAGTAAGATTTGTTAATTGATCAATTTTTATATATTGATCAATATTTTGTAAAAGGTCAGTAGTACCACTTTGATACTCTAAAGAAATGTAGTATTGAGATAGAAACTCGGATACTAAAGGAAATTCTTCTCTTACAAAACTTGGGAGTTGACTTTCAATTACTGAACTAATCTTAATTCTTGTTTCTGTCATGTTATTATAATCTTACGTAAGTTCCGTTTGAATAGCTTGATGTTACTGTGTATGACGATCCAGAGATGTCAGCACCAGATGATATAGAATCATCCAAAATATTTGCCATACTGTTATTAATATCTAGTTGCAAATAAAGATCCTCTTTTCCAATTACATCATTTGATTGTGGAATTGTAGAAATTTGGATATAAGGAATTCCATCAACTATTTTTAAAGAATTTGTTATATTCAATTCTCTCAATCTAATCTCCCCATTTTCATAATCAATTGTACCAACATTATTCGATGCGATGATAGGTTCTGTTGGGGATTTTAATTTAAATAAGAAAACACTACCAGATTTTCCATTACTATCTGGTTTATCTCCAAGATATAAAGTATCAGTAATACCATTTATATTAAATCCAGTTGACTTTATATTGTACCCATTTTTCATATCTTTAATATGAAATTGATTTCCATAACAAATTTCATAATTAGTAATTTTATTTGCAGTTACTTTCAAATCCCTACGCATTACAATTTTAGTAATATTAGATGTAATAGATGGATGACTATCATCAACAATTTTTAAAAATTTACTATATTTAAATCTTGCCCCATATTTATTCAATTCTGTAGAATTTGCATATTGCTCTATATTAGAAGAAATGATAGATTTTACAGTGCTAGCACCGGGAGAAAGATTTGAATTTACATAAGCTGTAACATCATATTCAACATAAAGATATTTTAAATCTACAATTTCAGGTACAATACCTGCAATAGAATACTTTCTCAATTTATTTTTGAGATTATCTTTGATTATGTTTGGAACAAATGCTCCGTTAAAAGGCTTAATAGCAATAAAGACTTTTCCATATTTTGGTGGACTTAAAGTTTCTCCGCCAAAAACTGAAATTGATTCAGTTTCGGGATAAAGTGTTGGAATGATTGACTCATAATCGGTTGCTGTTACTGCTCTATTTTGAGATGAATAAATTCTTGGAGCATAATTTTTAATAGAATTAATAGATTCAATTTCTGCGCCACCTTGAGATGCAGCATCCGTTGTAACTAACGAAATTCCGGTCGTTACAATATTTGCATTATTATCTAAAATTCTTCCATTAAAAGTAAATCCAGAAACTCTATTTGCAGATTCGCCATTTGTTACGACATAAGAAACTTCAATAAAATTGTTGCTATCTAATTTTTTACCAAAAACATCATCTCCAAAAATTAACTCATATCTTTGATCTTCTATTTCTTGAATGAAAAATACAAGTGAAGACGAAGTAACATCTATTAAATTTTCTGAAAGGGTGAATTTACGAGTAACTGTACTTTGTTGAGTATTTCTAACAGATACTCGAATTGTTTTTGAATCAATATTTGCATTATTTAAAATAAATCTTTGGTTTGGATTATTTGCATCAACAGTAAATGATTGTCTAAGATATGTTCCTTCATTAACTTCAAAATTATTAAATGATGCAATACCATTTACAACACTAACTGTGATATTATCTTGAATTGTAAAAGTATAACTATCAGCACCAAAGGATGATGAACTAGTGCATACAATGCCCTTCTGTAGCGTTAGAGAGAGGGGATTTGATGCAAGGGTGGTTGTATCAACAAAGAAGGATATATTAGCTGCTGATGCTCTTCTTGATCTTGGAACATATCCAATATTCCTTGCTAAAGAAACTACATTCTCTCTTAAAGTGGCACTATCAATAAAAACCTCATTGCTAACCATGTTAGCATTGTATGAGGAGATGTATGTATTATATGCAAGAACATCAATGATTGTGGAAAGGTTTGAACCCTCAAAATCATAGTCAGTAAAATTTGAATTCGATCTAAGATAAGACTTAATCGAAGTTTTAATTTGATCGAAATCTAGATTGCTAAAATTGACTAGTGCCATTTATCGGGTCTGCTGTAATGCAAATTCTAATTGTTGAGGTAATACATCAATTCCAACAATTATATAATTGATCGTAACATTAAAAGCATTATTGTCATAGTCTGGAGAGACATTAACACTAGTAAGATTTACTCTTGGCTCATAATTATTAATTGTATTTTCAATTTCATCTTGAATAATCGAAGATGAAACACTATCAATATTTTCAAAAAGTACTCTTGAAACTCTAGAACCTAGGTTTTGATTAAAAAATCGCTCTCCAGGAAGAGTAAGAACCAAATTTCTAAGAGAGCGAGCAATAGCAGTTTCATTTTTAATTGCAATAAGATCATAATTCAGGGGATTTACCTGAAAAGAGGATCCAATGTCCCGAAATGCCTTGCTTACTCTTTCTAGAGGCATGAAAAATTAATAAATCTATCTTATTTATCAGACTTTTTTCACTTCATAAAGAGGTTCTGTGCCATATTCCCAGTCATCATAGTCCTCATCATTACGAATTTTTTCATGAAGTTCATTTTGGTTCCAAAAATCATGTTTTTTTGGTGTGAGATCGTCATTATTGATCTCTCTAAGCATTCTTTGTTCCATTGTAGCTCCTGATTTAAGTAAATCAGAACTTTTTAAGGGGTTGCTATCCCTTTGATTACAAAAAAAGCGAGTAATAAAACTCGCTTCTTATTATATGTATTAAGATCCTTGACCTCTGTATCTTTTCCTACGTCCATTACGAGAAGTAGCCGAGAGAAGAGTTCTAGATGAACGCCCCTGACGAGTTTTTTTCGGGGCTCCAGATACATGAAGCACCTTATTCATCGATCCGCCTTTTGCCATTTAAATTTCCTCTAATACAATTTCATTAACATCAAAATTCTCATCATTATAATAAGTTTCTGAAAGATCCATCAGAACCTCTGCACATTGTTCATGAGAGAGATCCTCGTGGATCTTCATACCCTTATATAAGACGTTGAACTTCTTCATCAGATTACGCGAGTTTTTTCGTGACCAACGCGAATCCGAGGATCGCACCAGATTTCAAAACCTTCTTCTTTTGCATCGAGACAGAACGAAACGTCTTCTCCACACATATCCTGAACCGCACCAGATTCGAAGACTTGCATCTTAGGGGCGAACCAAGGGTACTCAAGACCTTCGAAGACACCTTTCTGAATGAGAACCCAACCAAACCCCGTGTAGTCCACTGTGAAGGGCTTACGACGCTTTGAAATTGAATCAACGGTTTCGTGATTCATCACACCACCATTACGGCGGAAATCATCTTCTTCTAACCAGTGTGCTACTGAGGTCGTGTGCCCATCTTCTGTGGCATACCATCCAGCAACAATACCTTTCTCTTCTCCTTCTTTATTCAGAGCTAAATCACAGAGTTGCCAGAACTTTTCTGTGTTAAACACAATGTCATTATCAATCCAGAGTTGGTAATCATAGTTCAGTTTACCATCCCAGGGTACTTGCTTAGGTCCACGAAGAACATTTGCACCAAGTACTTTACAACGTGCAAAGTTTACCATGGATGAGTAATCCTGAGAAATCTGAATACTCATTTGATTTTGTACAAGATCAAAACAAAGTTGTACAAATGCTTTTAAAAATACATAAGAACATCCTCTGCCGGGAAGACAGAATACAATGCTCTTACCTCGCATCCTTTCTTTAATTGCATCATAATCCCAATCCTCAGTCTTTGGAGTGGGTGCAGTAGCTTTAACAGTAAATCCTTTTGCCATAAGTTGAAATCACTTCAGTTCAATTTTATCAGATTATATATGGTTTGTCAATGGGATGAGTTCAATGCCACTTCCTTATTCACATAAAGTTCCTCATAACTTACCTCTTCCTTATATCCAAGAAGATCTGCAAGGCGCTTACAGGCAATCCATGTAGACTTAAACTCTTCTTCCCTTAATGAATGGTAGATACACTCACCACGAGCATATATGTGATAAATTTTTTCCACGAAAATTTTTGTGTTATTTTGTAACTGCATTATATATGGTCACAAGGACTATACCAAGGGTCACAAAAAAAGGTCGTGGATACCGTATCATCCATCCCGCCAAAACAACTCGGAAAAAATTCCAATACGGTTTATTTTTTCTTTCTCTTGTTCGATGCATTCTTCTGTGCTGTGGATCTACATTGACCCGTTGCTTTTCTTTTGTCTCCATTACCAAATGTAGGATTCTTTTTTGGTTTCTTAGGTGCCATTGTACTCCGGGGATTTTTTTTATATATCGATAGCTAGAGGTCGATTTGTCACCTCTGTAGGTTAGGAGGGACCCAAAAATATTATACGCCCGCCGCCCCCATAACCGCAACCCCATAAAACACTGGGCTCACGAATAACTGCTATCACGAATAAGAGGTGCCACGAATAACCGCAGCACCCGCACGAGTAGTCTACATCAGACGGCGAAGACCTCAGCACAACTATCAATGTTCTCCTGCACAATGCTCTCCACGATGCTATCGAGAATCGTCAAGATCTCGGTGCCAGTGTTACCTTGTGCCAGAAGGGAAAGAATCACGGACTTAGACATA